CCGGCGGATACGTGCCGAGTCCGATATCGAGTGCGCAATCCGTGAGTTTGTGGAGGAGACCAATGTCCCTCGTGAGGCATACACGATGGTCAACAATATTGTGCTCGAGGAGACGTTTGTCGGCCTAAACAATATCCAGTACCGGCACCTGTACTTTATCGCCTTGCTCAAGAATCCCGGCCTAGTGAATCTGAATCAAAAGTTCACTCACATGCAGCGCCGAGAGATCTCGGGCATTGCGTGGAAGTCATTGGAGGAGTGTAAGGACTACGTTCGGCCGCACCACCTCGAGCGTGGACGCATGCTGGACGACTTGCGGAATATTGTCGAGACCTATGAAATCATGTAAACTTGAATTGGGCAAAGTAAACGGTCATGCAATAGGCGACAACAGAGATGACAAACACGAATGCCCAGACCGGAAAGATTGTGGCCTCCTTGTCACCCGTTCCAAACGGACGGATCCGCCCCTCGCGACCAAACGCGGCGGACGGTTGGAGATGAAGGAAGATGGCCATCAAGAAGAGATAAAAAGATACCATCCAAATACGGTGATTTTTTCGTGTAAAGGGGTCCATTACTTCTTGCGGCGAGTTTGTTTGAGTTTGCGCCGCCGAGTTTTTCGCCCACCACGCATTGTTTTCAGTATGGTAGTAAACAGCCCTCCTTCAGATGAACCATGCCGGCCATACACAGTATCCATCAATAAAAGCATCATTTTCGGTTCCGATATATTGAAAAAATCGTACATATCGTTCGGATCATCATCGCCCTTATAAAGACCCACGTCCGACGAGCTCAATGCATATGCTTCAATGGCACGCGTCTGCGGACGTCCCTCGTAGGTAGTTACTGGAATGACTTCCGATGTGTCGTAGTACTTGTCCATGTCTTCATCCGAGAGTCGCTTGATTTCCCATGCACGAAACTCACCCTTGTTCATCTTTTCAATCAACTTTCTTCCAAGATCCGGAGGAACAAAGCATTGCAGGTAGGCCCGTTCTTTTAGGTCTCCGTCGATAATTCCCTCTTGGGAATCAACGGTTATAATGCCGGCTTGGTTCAGTTTCACCATCATATCTATATTTGTCGTTTCTGCGTCCTCGCGAGCTGCAAACACGGGCCCTCGAAGATGTTCAACTAATTTTGCTTGTGCTTGCTTGAACGTTAGTTCTTTCATTGTAAAGACGGCAGATTTTCCACTCATCAAAAGATAATGGACTACGTTCTACCCAACAGAAAGGCGTTTGCCGATTCCATTACTCGTATCTTTCTCAAATACCGCAAGGAAGACCGCGATCCGTTGAGTGAGGACAAGGATGTGGATTTGTGTCTTGGACAGCAGACGTCCAAGGAGCTGTTTCCTTACCAAAAGTTGATTCGGGACTACATGATGATTGAAACGCCGTATCGTGGAATCTTGCTGTACCACGGACTGGGTTCCGGCAAGACCTGCTCGTCGATTGCTATTGGCGAGTCCCTGGTGACGAAGCAGCGTGTCGTCGTCATGACCCCGGCGTCCCTTGCAGCAAACTACCGTGGTGAGTTTGCGACGTGCCCCCTGTTTTACGAGCAGCACTGGAGCTCGAAGCAGCTGACGGACGACAATCGCGCCGAGGCCATTGCTCTGGGAATTTCCCAGGAATTCATGGAGAAGCACGGAAAGTACTACGTGACTGCCATGAACAAGGAGGCAAACTTTCTCAAACTGCCCAAGACGGACCAAGACATGATCCGCGATCAGGTCACAGAGTCCCTGACCAAGCGGTTCGAGTTTATCAACTACAACGGCCTGTCCCGCGCCGCGGTTGAGAAGCTGCTTCCCGAAGACGCGCCGAATCCGTTTGACGACAGCGTGGTGATTATCGATGAAGTCCACAACTTCATTTCACGTATTGCCAAGAAGGACGGCGGTGCCATCACACCCGTGTACAATGCCATCTACCGCGCCAAGAAGTGCAAGGTTGTGGTTCTGTCCGGCACACCCATCATCAACAAGCCGAACGAGATTGCCTACTTGATGAATCTGATTCGTGGACCCATTGAGCGCATCACGATTCCCTTCAAGACCATGCAAGGATGGGACGAAGCAAAGATGTCGGCGACCCTCAAGGCCATGCGTGATGTCGATACGGTCGAGTTCAACGCCGTCAAGAAGGTTGTCATGGTGACCCGCAATCCTCCGCAGTTCTCCACAGTGTACAACAATACCGGTGAGCGTGTTGCTGTCCAGTACAAGAAGGACATGCAGTTTGTGCCTGTTCCCTCGGACTGGGTGGCCAGCATAAAGTCCAAGTTCGACTCGGACAATGGCACAGATATTGCCGTGGAGCGCGTGACATTCGAGGAGCTCGAGTGCCTGCCCACCAAGATGGAAGAGTTTTCCGATCAGTTTTTGGATGGATTGTCCATCAAGAACCCGCTCTTGTTTCAGCGCCGTATCCAGGGACTGGTTTCGTACTTCAAGGGCGCAGACGAACGGTTGCTGCCGCGCAGAGTGGAGGATGAAAAGATGATGGAAAAGGTGCCCATGTCGCTCGAGCAATTCAACCGCTACCTGGAAACGCGTAACGAGGAAATGAAGGGCAACAAGCCGCGTGTGAATCCGCTGGCAGATGACATGAAGAACTTCCGTGTCAAGTCTCGACTCGTCTCCAACTTTTGCATTCCCAAGGAGCTGATGAAACCGGAAGGCGAGGAGGAAGACGAGGATCACGTGCCCGACAAGTCGGATATTCTCGCCCGTCTCAAGGCAGAACCTGAAAAGTATCTGTCCAAGAAGGGTTTGGAAATTTATGGGCCCAAGATGCTGCGTCTCCTGAACAATCTGGATATTGGCGAGGGGGCCGAGTGGAGAAACCAGTTTGTGTACTCGCAGTACCGCAGTCTCGAGGGCCTGGGAGTTCTTGCCGCAATCCTTGAAGCAAATGGGTGGCAAGCGTACAAGATTGTCAACAAGAACAACCAGTGGGTAGAGGGCGATATGGACTCGAACAAGCCAGCTTTTGCATTCTATACCGGCGAGGAGAAGGAAGAAGAGCGAGAGTTTTTCCGTCAGATATTCAACAACAAGTATGATAGCAAGTTCCCCGAATCACTCAAAACATCCATCAAGGCGAGGGGCAAGAAGTTGCTGTGCCTGCTCATGGCTTCAAGCTCTGGCGCCGAAGGTATTACTCTCCTCAATGTCCGAAACGTTCACATCATGGAACCCCACTGGACACCTGCACGACACGATCAGGTTATCGGTCGCGCCATCCGAATCTGTTCGCATGCGTCACTCCCTCTCGAGGAGCGGACAGTCCGTGTGAGTTTCTACTTGAGTGTGTTTTCCGACAAGGAGGCAAAGTCCAGTGAAGGTGCCAACGTTGTGCGTGTCCGCCGCGCAGACACTGCAAAGAAGCGGTACGAGGGCTCGGCCGTAGACGTGTTCATGTCCACAGACGAATACTTGTATGAAGCATCGTATGAAAAGGATTTGGTCAATAAGAAGATTAGCGTTTTGCTGAAACAGTCCGCCGTTGATTGCGAGATTCACCGCAAGCTGCATTCCCGCGAGAAGCCGGTGTTGTCCTGCATGCGGTTCGACAGCACCGTCACAGGCGAGGACTTGGCGTTCAAACCGTCAGTCAAGACGGACGAAACGGATTCCTCGTATCTCCGCAACATGGACCGCAAGCACCGCCGTTTGCAGCAAGTGTTGGTGAAGGGCATCAAGTTCCTGTACGATTTGGATTCGCAGGAACTATTTGATCCGTCTGCGTTTAGCGACAACCAGCGGTTGATTCGCGTCGGCGTGCGCGAGTCGGACACCAAGATCCGTTACGTGCTCTCCTGGTGAAGATCGTCCAGCCATCCCTTGCAAATAGATGCCCATGTCTTGAACTCGTAGGACTTGAGGGCCGTGCGGCGCTCGGAAAGACACCGGACCGAGTTGACCATTGCCTCCACAATGTCATCCACCAGAAACACCGGAGTCGAAAGACCGAGCGGCATGGATCCCGCCATGTAGGTCCGGTCGCGCTGTGCAGGCACAATATCTGCCACCGACTCGTTGAGGAATGACCTGTAGCTGCCCACATCCGTCACCACCTGGGGAGCGCCCGTATACATGTGCTCGAGCTGGCACAGACCGAATCCCTCGCCGTCGCCCGTATTGATGCCAATGTCGCAGATGTTGTAAATCTGGTTAATGGTCTCGTCCGTCAGCGCATTCGGCGGTGCAGTGTCCACCAGCAGCAGGTTCTTGTTGGTTGCCGGCAGTCCCGCAGCAGCCAGCGCATCTCCATAAATACGCGACACATCGTACCACGCACCCGCCTGCGGATTGATGTTGGACACAATCATCAGATACAGCGGGAGCGCGGGATTCTTGGCCAGAAGACGGACGAACGCCTGGATGGTCAGATCGAGACGCTTGCGCTGACTGTTGCGGTTCGCATTGAGAAACACGATTCCATCTCGCGGAACATTCATCTTGGTACGCAGCTCGTCACGTACCTCACGTGGCAGATTGCTAAAGATGGTGGGGTCCACCGCATGCTCCAGAACACGCACATCCTTGACTACCTTCGGGTAGGTCAGGTACACCTTCTTCCACTCGTCCGTAAAGCAATACACGCGATCCACTGACTCGGCAATCTTGTCCATGAGTGGCTGTGCGATGCCCGTATATACCTGATCCAGATACACCCACAGCTTGAAGGGGCGCTCCTTCATTGCATCGAGAAACTTGCACACAATCAGCGGATCGTTGTAAATCATCACGACATCCGGAGTCACCATCTCCAGGTACTCCTTGATCTTGTTGAAGCCAAAACCCTCCTCCTTCGGGTCCTCGTTTGCTGCTGCATCGTACTGGACAATTCCATCGGGAGCCTTGCGCATTCCCTTGCGCTCCGGGTGACGCTGAAACCCAAAGTGAAACGTCTTGACCTTGGGCGACAGACTCGCAACCTGCTTGAGAAGATTTGCAGCAACCTTGCTGTACCCGGTCGTCTGATCGACGTGCGTGCTGACGAGTACAAAGCGCATTACATTTCTTTCGCACTTCTGTATAAATAGAATAATGCAGGTCAACAACGCCCAAGATTATACGCGACTGCTGAAGCAGCGCGTGATTGGCGCAATCGCAACATCCTCTCCGCAACCGGCGACACGGAGATATGCGTATGTATCTACTGCGGTTGTTGCAAACCACGCCACGCAGATCGTTCAGATCCGGAACGTTCCGCACAGGGGATGCACGCAAGCGGGTCAGACGAAATCCGATTGTTGCACATAAATAAGAATGGAATCCGCCGACTACTCGAACCAATCCGCTGTTGCCGCCGCACCTGCTCCTGAATCCAAGTCGTGGTTCTCGATGCCGACCCTGCCGACCTGGATGGGTGGCCCTGCTGCCCCGCCTGCCGCGCCCACTGCTGGCCGTCGCCGTCACCGCACGCGTCACCACAAGAAGAAGGGTGGTCGCCGCACGCGTCACCACAAGCGCCGTTAGGGCATCGTAGCCATCTCCTCACACTT